GAATCCAGCTGAAGAAGCGCGCATCTTAAAGCTATCACCCGCAGTCGCTTTGATGGAACTTGGCAAAATTGAGGCATCGTATTCGACCAAGCCGGCAAAAGCCGAGGCAAAAGTCACCAACATTGAAACCACTAAAGCACCTGCCCCGCTCGTAACGGTACAGGGGAATTCACCCGGTGATATATCCACCGATTTATCACAGCCGGGAATTCCCTTCAGCAAGTACCGTGAATTGCGAATGGAGGAAATTCGCAAGCGACGGAGGCACTGAAACAGGAGTTAATTTTTCATGGCTAATAATTTGATCACCATCAGCCAAGTCACGAACGAGGGCCTGATGGTCCTCGAGAATGATTTGTGCTTTGCGGATCACGTGAATAGGCAGTACGCCGAGCAATTCGCACTATCAGGGGCGAAGATCGGTTATACAGTGAACGTCCGCAAGCCCCCTCGTTACCTTGGTACGACGGGTCCGGCGCTCAACGTCGAGGACACGAACGAGACCTATATCCCGGTCACACTGACGACACAGTTCCATGTGGACGTGCAGTTCACGAACGCGGATCTGGCGACGAGCGTGGACTTGTTCAAAGAGCGCATCATCAACCCCGCAGTCGCTCGCGTCGCAAACAAGATCGACCAAGACGGCGCGGCGTATTTCTATCAGAACGTGCCGAATGCGGTGGGCACCCCTGGAACGCCGCCGGCTTCTTTCCTGAACTTCACCCTTGCGGGTGCGGTGCTGGATGCGGAAGCGGCCCCGCGAGACGGCTATCGTGTGGCCATTCTGGATTCGTTCAGCATGGCCTATGCGCAGGACTCGGTAAAGGGGCTGTTTAACCCCCAAGCACAGATCGCTGAGCAGATCGAAAAGGGCCTAGTCGCAAAAAACTTCGCCGGCCTCGACTGGTATATGGACCAGAACATCGTGTCCTATACTGTGGGTGCGGGCGGTGGTTCGCCGGTTCTCGCGAACAACACCTCGAGTGCGTGGTTGGCCTCCGGTTGGGCAGCGAATGGTCTGATTCAGACCACGGGCTGGACTGCCTCGGCAAACCCGCGTTTGAACATCGGTGACATCATCACCGTGACGGGTGTGTTCTCGGCGAACCCGCAGAACCGTGCGGCCTATGGTTCGTCCCGGCAACGTCAGTTTGTGGTGATCGCACCGCAGGCGACTTTGGCGAACGGCACCTATAACAGCACCACGGGTGTCTACAGCTCGACCGCAGGCGGTGCGCTTGATTTCTGGGTGCGTAACGTGGGTGTCTACGGTGGGCAATTCCAGAACGTCACGGCGCAACCCGCAGCGAACGCGGCCGTTCAGGTGTGGGGATCGACGCCGACGAGCTTCCCGCTTGCGGGTGTGGTCTCGCCGCAGAGCGCGATCATGCATCGGGATTGTCTGGCCCTTGCTTTTGCGGACCTTGATCTGCCGGGTGGTGTCGATATGGCGGCTCGAGCGGTTGACGAGGAAGCGGGTATCAACTTCCGCGTGGTGCGTCAGTACACGATCAACAACGACGCGCTACCGTGTCGCTTCGACGTGCTGTACGGCTGGGCGGGTCTGTACCCCGAACTCGGCGTGCGCTTGGCCGGTTAATCCCATCATCAAAGGGGGCTTCGGCCCCCTGTCTAATTTAGGAGAATTCTATGGCTAATCCAGGACCCGCCACGCAAGTGACGGTCAATACGGAATCCCCGCGCGGGTTTTCCCAGTTCATTCAAACCATCAGCGTGGCGATTACGCCGGTCGCGGTTGCGACGATCACCACAGCCGAACAGTCGTTCGGTGCTGCGGGTGCGTCGTTTGTGACGGCGGCAACGGGTATTTTGCCCGGAGACGTGATTCTGTCGATTTGCCCACCGTCAACGGTGGCGGGCGTCAGTCTCGCCTCTTATCGTGTGGATACGACGACGGCGGATAAATTCTACATCACCTTCGTCAATCCGACGGCTGGTAGTGTCACTCCGGCATCGGGTCAGTATCTGATCACGGTGGCGCGGTTTATCTCGTCTGTCACGACGACTCCGGGAACGTTTACGACGATTCCGTCAGCGATCATCACGGCTTCTTAAGTCCCCTCCCTCGAGCGGGGACTGCCACCCGCTCAATTTTAGGAAACACATCATGCCTGGTAAATTTATTATTTCTGGCGGGAACCTGATTCTGGATACCGTTATTTACTTGCCGGCGGTGGCATATCCGACGATTGCTGCCGGCGGCATCAGTACGACCACGATTACGATTCTGGGCGTGCAGCCATTGGATCTTATTTCGTATAGCGCGCAAGGCCTTCCGTTGCATTTGGCACTGGAAAACGTCTACGTATCCGCGGCGAATACAGCAATTTTCACTTGGTCAACCGATTCCAGTGGCATAAGCGCAGGTACGGTGCCGATCTTGCTGGAAATAAGCCGTGTTGACGGCGCGAATTTGGGCACGTCGATCTTTCCGCAAACGATCGCTTAAATGGCGGTTGTATCCACCACGGGAATGGACCTGATCACAGGGGCATTGCGTAAAATCAATGCCCTTGAGGCCGGGGAGACTCCCGACGCCAATGCGGCTGCGGATGCTCAGCAAGTCTTGAATGACATGCTCGAGATGTGGTCGATCGACCATTTAGCCGTGTTCTCGTCCGTCGAGAACATCCTTTCGTGGACGCCGGGACAATACCAGTACACGATTGGAAACCCTACGGCAGCAAGTCCCTTTACGGGGTTTCTGGTCAACGGGTCGAATCTGATCACGGGGATTACGAACCCGAGTTCGCTCAATATCGCGTTTGGTATTTCCAGCGGATCGGGGGCTGCGGGCACGTCGATTCCCATCACGTTTAGCGCAGCGCCTACGGGTACAACGGCGACGATCTTAAGCTGGACGTTCGGGGCGCAGTCGGGACAGATCACCTTTTCGGATGGCGAGGTCAGGACCGCCAGTATTACCTCCGGTGGGGTGGCGACCTGGACGCCGATGCTCACAGGAACTCCTACGGCTTCCGGGAATGTGTTTCAGTTCCCGGCGAGCGCAAGTAGTAACTATGTCGGGGGCACGCTCACGGACGTACAGAGCGCGATTCCGTCAGGCACTACGATTGTCAGCCTCAATACGGGAACCACGACCTCCATCACTTTTACCGGGGCACCGACGGGTACGACGGCAACCATCAGCGGTTGGGCAGGCGGCGCGGTCACGGGGCTGATCACATTCAGCGATAACGAGACGCGCACCGCGACGGTTACGGTCGGAGGGGTGGCTACGTGGTCCCCAGCCTTGACCGGAACGCCGACCGCCGCGGGTAATCAGATCAACACGACGACGATTACCATGAGCGCGAATGCGACGGCAACCTTGACGGCCGCGGAAAGCATTTCCTACACCGTGCCGGGTAACTTCGCCATTCCGAGACCGCTCAAAATCAGTGCCGCCTTCACGCGCATCACCTCCCCCGGAACCACAGGACTTGATTACCCCATTGACGTGGATACGACCCAAGCGAAATACAGCGCCATTGGACTCAAGAGCATTCCAGGTCCATGGCCCATTTTGCTGTATTACAACCCGACATTCTCGTATGGGAATATCTACGTGTACCCCAACCCGCAACAGGGCGGGTCACTGCATCTGTGGACCGATTACCAATTCAGTGATTTTACCTCGCTCACGCAAGCGATCAATCTACCGCCTGCGTATGCCATGGCGATCAAGCTCAATCTCGCGCTTTATCTCTGCCCAGAGTACGGTAAGACGGCCGGCGCACTTTTGGTCAAACAAGCAAAAGATGCACTTGACAAGATCAAGGCGCTCAATTCCCAGCCTGCGGTACAGGCGTTCTATGACCGCGATATCGTGCGGACTCGCAGAACTGACGCCGGCTGGATTCTTTCCGGCGGCTTCGGCAACTAATGTCTGACCAAGGTGCAGATTTCGGGTTCGTCGGGCCGGCCTACGAAGCGCCGATGCTGCTGCAAGATGCGCAGCGACTGATCAACTGGTACTGCGAGATCGATCCGACGACCTCTGCGAAAGAAGCTGTGGGCCTCCTGGGTGCCCCCGGCTTAAACCCGCTGTTCTCGACCATCACAGGTCCTGTCCGCGGTGCGTGGGTGCTGCCGGGAAATACGCAGTGTTTGTTCGTGGTCTCATCGACCGTCTATGTCGCGACCGTCACGGTACAGGCGACAGCTAGCAGTCTGCCGCAGTTTTCGGTGTCCTCGGTAGGAACCTTGCTCACGACCTCCGGCCGAGTGGTCATTCGCGATAACGGGGTGCTCTTCGGTGGTCTTGGGGGATACGCGGTGCTGGTCGATGGCACCTATGGGTATTTCTACCAGCTATCGGGAACGACTCGAACGGTGACGTTCAACGGAAATCTCACTTCTGGCTCCAATACGATCAGCTTTTCGGTCGGTAATATCGTTCCTTACACACTGATCGTTTCAAGTGCAGCGGTATTGACGGATTTTGATGCGCTGATCGGATCTACCACGATCACGAGCATCAGCTTTACGGCCAATACGATCACGATGGCCGCATCCGCCGCGGCGAGCGCTACAGGCGATATTTTCACGCTGACAATCCCGGTGTTTGGTCAGATCACGGATCCGGCGTTTCTAGGTGCGGATCGGATTCTGTTCATCGAAGGCTGGTTGATGTTCAATCAGCCGGGAACGCGCACGTTCTACACCAATGCGCCGGTAGCCTATACATTGACGTTTGCAGGCGCATTCTACGCCTTGAAAGACTCGACGACTGATAACCTCAACACCCTGATTGAGAACAACCGCGAAGCGTGGTTGATTGGCGATACGCATTCGGAAGTGTGGTACAACGCCGGCGGGGTCAATTTTGCCTTCTCTCGATTACCAGGCGTGGGTCCTCGGATCGGGTGTGCCGCGAAACATTCGATCGCTCAGGTGGGGCCGGAACTGTGCTGGTTAGGCCGCATTGGTGAGCAGGGCGAGAACATGATCGTCATGACGAACCAGTACTCGTGGGTACGGGTATCGACCCATGCGATCGAGCATGCGATCTCGCAGTATCCTTTGGTATCGGATGCGATCGGGGACTGTTACGAGGAAGATGGGCACATTTTCTATCAGCTCACGTTCCCGACTGCGGATGCGACGTGGGTTTTGGATGTGACGACCTATAACGAAAGCGACGGTAAGTTAGGCTGGTTTCAGCGGTTGTCATACGATCAGACAAATGGTGTTTATCACCGTCATAGGGCAAATTGCATGGTGAACTTTGCCGATGTGCGGATGGCCGGCGATTACCTTACGGGGCAAATCCATCAGCAGAGCCGGAAAGTCTACACCGATGCCGGAAATCCTTTGCGGTGTCAGAGAAGAACACCGCACGTCTGGTCAAGACAGAACCGCAAACGTGTCTTTATGAGCGCGCTGCAAATTGAGTTTACTCCTGGTGTGGGTCTCTCGACAGGTCAGGGATCCAGTCCCCAAGCGATGCTCCGCTGGTCAAATGACGGTGGGCAAACTTGGTCCAATGAACACTGGACGAGTATCGGCGCACAAGGGGCGACCCGTAATCGGGCCATATGGAGGCGCTTAGGCTACGCTCGAGACCGAGTGTATGAACTCAATTACTCCGATCCCACCGCAAGAGATATTGTCGGTGCCTCACTGTTCGGCCAACCCGAAGTCGATGAACCGGAGTCGGCATGAGCGTTGAATACAACCGGATGCCGACCTATACGGAGCCGTTCGCTGCGAAGAACGGGCAGAACTCTCGAGG